AAGCCGTCCGTGAGGCATTCGATGACGTGGGCCTCCAGGTTGAAGACAAGGACGACATTCGCGAGGCGCGGAAGGACTTCGACTTCATCCGCAGTCTGCGCCGTAATCTAACCGGCATCGCCAGCAAGGTCGGCATGGCGATTGTCCTCTCCATCGTCGGCGGCCTCATCACCCTCCTGACCTTCGGCCTGAAGGCTTTCCTCGGCCGCTAATCCGCACGCCTGAGCGGCAATCAGGCTCCCACCATAGGAGACGGCACCATGCCCGTCCGCCATACTCTGGCGGCGCTCCTCGCGCTCGCCCTGTTGATCTGTGGCGCCCCGCTGACTGTGGGGCTTGGTTCTGCATTGTTCGGCAGTCGGCTCGATCTCGTCCAGCCTGCTGCATCGCCGCACGTCAAGGTTCTTGCCGGAGGCGGTCACGGCTCGGCAACCCACATCGGCCGTGGCTATTTCATTACCGCTGCCCACGTTGTCAGCGCATCCGAAGCCGTCACCATCAAGGCCGAGGAGGGTTTCGAGGTCGAGGGCGAGGTGCTCTGGACCAACAAGGCAACAGATGTTGCCATGGTCCGCGTCAAGGATGCCTCCCGGTTCCGGGCTGTCCCCATGTCCTGCCGCATGCCTGCCCTCGACGAGCAGGTCACGGCATATGGCAATCCTGGCTCGGTGGAATTCGTATCGACGCGCGGTCGCATCGTTTCGGGGCTGCGGCAGATGGGGCCGTGGCGCGAGGCCGTCATCACCGACATGACCATTGTCATGGGCATGAGTGGCGGCGGTGTGATCGACCGCCGTGGTTATCTTGTCGGCATCTCGGTCGGGGTGATGACCGCCTCGCTCGGCTTCATGCCGTCGCTGACCGGCATCGGCGTGATCGTCCCGGCCTCCACGATCTGCGGTGTCATGGGGCGCTCTGCATGACGGCTGTCACGTACCTGTCGCCCGAAGACATCGCCGCGACCATCGCGTCGATGGAGCGCCACGACCTCGGCAATGGCACGTATGCGACGACTGCCATGGCTGCCGAGCTGGGCATCCATCCGACCAATGTGCGGCGACGCATTCGCCGGATCAAGCAGATGGCGGCTGCGGGCAAGCTCGGCACCGCGCCCGTCATCCCTGGCTTCCGCATCTCCCGGATAGCATCGACGCTGGACGGCGACGGCAAGATCACCCGGCAGTCAATCGAGCAAAGGCCCGAGCCGGGCGAGCAATTCGAGGTGCTGCCGGGGCAGCGCATCCGTGGTGTCAGCGCGCTCATCGACGCGGATGGGCGCGAGATCATCAAATGGGTCAAGACAGACCGTGACGCCGACCAGCATATGGCGGCAATGCGGGCAGCCGTCGATGCCCTGAAAGAGGAGGTGCCACGCGCCGCCGCAGCCCCGCCGCCCGAACCCGGCAACGAGCTACTGCTCAACCAGTACACCATCACGGACCTGCATTTCGGGATGCTGGCATGGCGCGAGGAGTCCGGCGAGGACTATGACCTCCGCATCGCCGAAAAGCTCCTCCTCGACTGGTTCTCGGCGGCCATCGCCATGTCGCCGCCGGCCAAGACGGCGATCCTGGCGCAGCTCGGCGACTTCCTCCACCACGACAGCCATGCCGCCGTCACCCCGACGAGCGGCCATGTCCTCGACGCGGACAGCCGCCTGCAAAAGATGATCCGTGTCGTCATCAGGACGCTGCGGGCAATCATCGCCATGCTGCTCGCGAAGCATGACCACGTGCATGTCATCATGGCGGATGCGAACCACGATCCGGCCTCCGAGGCGTGGCTACGGGAGATGTTCGCGGCCTTCTATGAAGACGAGCCGCGCGTGACAGTGGATCGCTCCGCTGGCAGCTACTACGCCTATGAGCACGGCGACGTGTCGCTGTTCTACCATCACGGCCACAAGCGCGGCGTCAAGGACGTGGATGCCGTATTTGCCGGCCGCTTCCGCGACATCTACGGGCGCACGAAATATAGCTACGCCCACCTAGGACATCTGCATAGCGACGCGCTCGTCTCGACCAATCTCATGAAGGTCGAGCGCCATGAAACGCTGGCAGCGGCCGACGCCTACGCGGCGAACGGCGGCTGGCTCTCGGGCCGGTCGGCCAAGGTCATCACCTACCACAAGCACTACGGGGAAGTCGGGCGCATCACGCTCACGCCTGAGATGGTGAGCGGCGCCGCCCATGACCATCTTGGGGCTGTACGCGGATGAAAGAAGCTGTTGATGCCGCCCTCAAGCACGACGGCGGCAAGACCCGTCTGGACCTGCTGCCCTTCGACGCAGTGTCGGAGGTAGCCGACGTGCTCGCCTTCGGGGCTCAGAAATACGGCCCGCACAACTGGTGCGGCGGCATGCGGTGGTCCCGCCTCATCGGCGCGGCCCTGCGCCACATCTTCGCATGGGCCATGGGGCAGGACAAAGACCCCGAGACCGGCCTGTCGCACCTCGCCCATGCCGGCTGCTGCATCCTGTTCTTGATCGCCTATCAGCGCCGGGGCGTGGGGGAGGATGATCGGTTCAAGGTGCCGGCTCCACCAGAGGGTGCTACCTCATAGTTCCATCAGGCGGCCAGCTCGGCGACCTCATTCGGCCGTCCAAAACCGCGCCACATGCCAAGGTCAATAATTTCAATAACTTGCGTTCGGCTATAGCGGCTAGAACGGGCCTCCGCTACCATCGCTATAGCCGACACTCCGGTCGGCCAGATTTCCTGACCCGTCAGGGCGCTCAGAACGCCCATAATTCGCACCTCGTAGGGCTGGCCAGATGTGCGCGGCATGACGATGACGCTATCGATAACCTCGCGCAGCGGCTGGACGATCTCCCACGGCGGGTTTCCGTTCCGGCTCCCGTTCATGATCATCCCGAGCTGCGCGACGTTCTCGCGATAGCGCTCCATGGCGGTTGGGTGGAGCTCGACCACGTTGCTGTCGTGGCCAGAAAGCGCTAACTGCCGTTTCAGATCTTCACGCTCAGCCTTGAGGCTGGCCATGCGCCCGGCAACGTCATCTTTCTCGATTGCACCGTCAGCGAGCGCATCGATCAGCCGCTTGATGGCGGACTCGACTTCGGACAGGCGCCGCTCGATGCTGGTTCGCTGGCGGCGCGCCTCGGCAGCTAGGGCGCGCCGTTGGGCCTGATAGCGCTTTATGTAGGCGGTGATGAGCTCATGGTCTGCCAGCTGCTGGCGAAGCGCGTCGAGCACGATTCGCTCGATCTTCTCGACGTAGTAGCGAGCTCCGTTGGTGCAGGATCCGCTTTCCCTGAACGTGCTGCACTGGATGCGCGGGCCGCTTCTATCGCGGCCGATGATTGTCATGCCGCCGCCACAGCACCCACACTTGAGCAATCCGGAGAGCATTCGCTTGGCCCTTGGCCCCTTGGCCGTTCTGTGATGCGACGTTTCTTCCTTTCTCTGCATCGCGGCCTCCGCGATCTCATCCTCCACGATGCGAAGGTGTGGGGCGTCGGCGTAGCGCCACTCCGATTGTGGGTTGGGGCGGGAGATGCGCTTGCCGGTATCCGGATCGAGCACCATGCGGACGCGATTCCAGACGATCTGACCGCGATAGAGCGGGTTCTGGATGATGCCGTAACCCCGCGCCATGTTGCCGTTGATCGTCGAGGCGTTCCACTTCCTGCCGCGCGGCGGAGGAATCCCATCCCTGTTGAGCAGTCCTGCAATCGCACGCGGCGACATGCCGCCACGGTAGAGCGTGAAGATGCGTCGCACGACCTCGGCTTCCTCGTGGACGATTTCTAGCTCGCCAGGCTTACCCGGAACGGGCCTATATCCATACGCGCGGCCGCCAGCATGGCGCCCGTCCCGGATAACACCATCCATCCCCCGGCGCACCTTGTTCGCCAGGTCGAGGAGATAGAGGCTCCCCAGCATGCCGCGCACGCCGATCTGCACTGGATCGGCGGCGCCGTCGTGCACGGCAATGATCTTGATGCCCTGGAATGTGAGCCGCTTGTAGAGGCCGGCAAGGTCTTCCTGATCGCGCGACAGGCGATCAAGCGCCTCGACAATGACTACATCGAACGCTCGCGCCCGCGATGCCTCGATCAGCTGCATGAGGCCGTCGCGACCGAATATGGAGGCCCCGGAACGCGCACGGTCGTGATAGATGGCGACTACCTCGTGACCGCTACGCTCCGCGAACGAACGACAGAGTGCGATCTGATCGTCGATTGACCGATCGCGCTGCAGGTCAGTCGAGAAGCGGGCGTAGATCGCCGCGCGACTTGTTTGGGCGTGTCTCGTCATCGGCGCGATCCTTGCCTAGCTCAGCCTCGTGGTCAATCCGAGCCTGCCGGTCGGCCAGGGCCTCCACGAGCCGGATCAGGGCAGCCTTTGCCTTGGCGCGCATTTCATGATCTTGGTAGGGATGGGCCGCCCTTTGCCCTGCTGCTGTGGTCATCATCGTCATGCAGGAGACGCCTTTCTGCTCCGCACGCGCGAGCCTTTCCGCACCGACGATGCGCCTCGGGCACCGCCCGCCTCCGTGGGTGCGGCGGCTAAGCGGAGGAACTTGCCGGCCTCCGCAAGCGCATATTTCTCCCAGGAGCGTTCGGCGGCTCGTTTCGCGGCTTCCTCACTGCCCACCGTGTAGACGCACGAGGACGGGGGATGCCAATAGGCATCGCCCATTGCATCCGTGCCATAAACAAACCGACCCAAGGGCGTGACCGCATAGAACAGGCGGTAAGGGCCCATTCCAGATACACCGTGGTCATCGACCCACTCCAGCGGCTTCACGGACACCGGCGCAACGGCCGGCGCGGCGCGGAGGGCTGCAAGTTCCTCCCTCAGCCTGGCCGCCTCCTCTGCTTCGGAGAGGAGGGCGGGGAGGGCTTCGATAGCGGATCGGGAAAACTCTTCCCATGCCTCGAACATCCTGGCGGTGATGCCGCTAATCTCCTCTTGGGTGAATGCGTTCAGGTTCCCCCAAGCAGCTGAGTATTCGCGGTCGGCAGCACGTTTGGCCTCCATCAGCCGCCGCAGCTCTTTCGTGTCGATGTCAGTCATGGGTGGGCTCCGTCAGGCGAACAAGGCGAGCTGCGCCGGCAGAGCCTCCGTCCGCCATTCGAGCCGCAAGAGTTCGGATCGCATACGCTGCTTGAAGCGGGACCACTCCGTTTCCGAGAAGCCGCAGCCAGTCGATGCGGGTTGCGGCCAGCCCATCAGCCAGGCGACGAACAGCGGGTTCAAGGTGCGGCGTTCGGGCGAGGACTTCCCGCCATGCGTCGAGGTCTCTGGGTCCCGGTGGGAATAGGCAAGGCTCGCTGACACGTGCGCAGTCTGCGCCGGCAGCGGGGCTCCCCCCGCTCCGAATTGCTGGTTCGGTCCGCCCTTCTCGCCGTCCGTCGAGCGCGGCGTGCTCCAATTCGCCGCCACGCGGCCCAGAAGCGCGTTCTCCGGCACGTTCGACAGGTCGCCCGTGTCCTTCCAGTCCCGCGTGGTAGGCGTCGGCCAGGCCGACGCCTGAAGAGCCTTCGCCGCCCCCGGCAGTTTCAGTGTGATGCTGCTCGGGTTCCCCCTGTCGTAGGCATACTCGCTGCCCGTCGCGTCGTTCACCGTCGCGGTCGGCCACGCCGAGGATGAACAGCCGCTCCCTTTCATGCGGCGCGCCAACCTCCGCCGCCGTGAACAATCCGCCCTCAACCGTGAAGCCCAGGCGGCGAAGGTCTCGCCATACCCTCTCGGCGCCAGCGATTTCGTCAGCCCCCGGCGAGAGCATGCCAGCGACATTCTCGATGAGGACGAACCACGGCCGAGCTTGGGCGATGATGCGCCGTGTCGGGCTCCACAGGTCTCGCTCGTCGAGGCTGCCTCGCTTGCGCCCGGCCAGGCTGTGCGGCTGGCACGGGATGCCGCCAATGAGGCCATCCACAAGGCCACGCCACGGCCTGCCGTCGAAGGTTCTGGCATCGCTCCACACAGGGCACGGAGCCATGAGACCTTCTTCCATCGCCGATACCAGATGGGCGACGGCGAAGGCTTCCCTCTCCACCATGCAGATTGCGCGAGCGCCTGGAATTGCCAGCCCGAGTCCGAGATCGAGCCCGCCGCCTCCGGTGCAGAGCGATATGACGTGCAATGTGTCGCGCGTGGGATGTAGAGCCACATTCATCTGCACTCCGTCAAAAGAAGTCTCCCCGCCATGCGGCCGGCTTGGTGAGCGGCCGCGTCGCCCGTCGCTGCGGCTCGGCTTTGGCAAAGCCGCGTGATTTGAGGGTGCCTTTCGGCACATGCGCCCCGATGTGCTTGGCCTCGCGCCGCTTGGCTCGGGCGATCGCGGGCTGGTCGTGCTCGGCTGTCCATGCCCGGTGGCATTTGCGATGGGCCGGGCGCATGTTGTGCTCGTCGTCCGCGCCGCCGAGCGCCAGCGGTATCTCGTGCGACACGTCCCATGCCTCGCCCGGCATGATCTTGCCGCCGCAGAGGTGGCAGATGCCGTTGGCGCGCAGGAATATTGCCGCGCGGGCTTTGGTGGAGAGGCGGCGACGGGTGATCGCGTAGAGCCCAGTCATGCCGCCCTCCGCCCTATCAGAATGTCTTCGATCTCGGCCATCAGCTCGCCGCGCTCCATCATCAGTACCTCGCGGCAGATCACATCGACGGCACGGTTGAACCATTCCTCGAATTCGT